CAACTCTCAAATCTCTAATCATGTTGTTTAGAACAGTTAGAGTTAATTGACGAGCAGCACTTGAAGCATAAGAAGCCCCGAAAGATACTTGTGAATCAAGGAATGAACCACTATCACGGTTTGTACCGTAAATGTGACTTGTTGCTGTTCCATCTGCATCACCCACAAGGTTTGCAGTTTCCATAGCAGCCAATTCAGTAGTTGATGTAATAACCTTGTATAGAGAAGTATAGTTTCTATCAATGTTAGTAATTGCTGTTGTTCCTACTGCTGAACCTGCATCATAGTTTTCCAAAGGCATAACTAGCATAGCATTCTGAACTTCAGCGTGATGCTTACCCATATCTTCACGCAATTGCGCTCTAATATCTCCGATACCATCATCAATAGCAGCCATTTCCATAGCCAATTCGCTGAAATCAAATTGATGAGCAACGATTTTAGGGCTTGTAAATAGTGTAGTATAAGTAGGTGCAATTGGGCCTAGACCATCATTTGCAGTATTTAGACCAGCGTTTTCAGGAACACCACCAATTAGGTCTGCTCTAAGAGTAGATGCACCTAGATTAGTTAGCGAAGTATCACCAGTAATTCCCAAAGATAGAGAATTACCACTACCACCAGCAGGTCTGTCCGAAAGAACTCTCCAACCGCTAGAAGTGTAAGGTCGCTTTGAAATAACTGATAGAGCATTACATTCTCTATTTAGCATAGACCAAACCTTTTGACCGTAAATCTGATTGTAAAGATTACCGTTAATTCCAGTTGTTGGGTTTGATTGTGAAGCAGCATCATGACCAGCATGAAGACCGCTTAATCCACCAGCAGCCTTCAATAGTTGATTATTGATACCTGTATGGCCTGTCATTCCGTATGTTTGTGCTTCTAAATCTGCTATTGTGTTAATATATCCACTCATGTTAATAACCTCCTGCCATCTTATGAATATCTGACCAATCCATATCAGCCAATTCATCCATACTTGGGAGTTTTACTTGTGCCTCTTCTTGGGCCTTAATAATAGAATCCTTCTCAGCAGTTAGAGACTTGCGTAGTGCAGTAAACTCTTCCTTTAGAGAAGCAATTTCGTTTTGTGCATCATAGTTTGCTTTAGCAATCAATGATTCTCTAGAACCTACTTCGGACTCAAAACGACTTTCAAATGATTTCTGAAGATTATCGTAAGCCAACTTTTCAAGTTGTTCTTGACGGAAAGCCTCGTAAGCCTTCTCGATGTTACCTACACTCAAATCAAGAGTGTTTAGTTCATCATTTTCAAATGCCTTAACTACTGGCAAATCACTTGCTTTAGGCTTGCCATTAACAATAACAACCCTATCAGCAGGTTCGCCTATTTCGACACCTGCGCCGTCTAGAGTAGAAACATAGGCTTTGTTTTCCTCATCGGAATATCCGCCCTTTTCTTCTTCGGACATCATAGATTCTTCTTCATCCATGTATTCGCCACCCATTTTTTCCTCTTCCATAGGCATTCCTTTTTCTTCTTCATCTTCCTTACGAAGAGTATTTACTTCTTCCATAAGTGCGTCTAGTTCTGCTAGTGCTTTCTCGATTTTACTCATATTTTCACCTTTTTTTGTTTTATCTTGTTTTAGAATATCAAATCTTGCTTCGGGGTTTATTCCTTTTTCACAAATAGTTACCTCATGCAATTCTAATTTACTAATCTCATTAAATTCCCCTAATTCTGGATGACTTTTCTTTACTTTTTGTAGTGCTTGTCCTCCAATACTAAATGACCTTAATGAACCTTTTCTAATGCCTCTGTTTATTTCTTTGGCTTTTTCTATATCATCTCTTAACTTTATTACTACGAAGAATCCTACATCATCTACTTCGGTTTTCCATAGTTTTCCGCTTTTGTCTCTATATGTTTTTACTACTTCCCCAACTTGAACATTAGAATGATTAGTCATTACATTTCTAAACTTGGGGTTCTCCATATATTTATTAACTGCTTCGTTAAGTGCTTTGAGTGTAATTAAGTCATTTTGTTTATCAACGATTTCAATGCTTGCATATCCTCCAATCATTAAATCGTCTTGACTCTTGAGTATGTTGAAATCGTAAGTGTTGTTTGCCATCACCGCAGAACTCATTCTTCCTCAACCCTTCTAATACTAACTTGGTATATAAAAGACACCTAATTTTCCCTTGGAATAGGAGTCTTGCTATACTTATCTTCGTTGATATTCCATTTTCCGGTATCGCTATCTGTATCGGCAGGTTCTTGTTTATAGCCAGTCCACGCTAACCACATAGGAACATTATCAACAGGAATGAGTCTAATGTGTAATTTAGTCTCAAACTTATTTCCTTTTAAGAAATATTCATGGTAGCCATCTTTCTGAACACCTAGTTCAATATCTCCTGAATCAATAACTTTTCCTCTTTCTAGATTAGTTGATACTTCAGCAGGGTATTTACCAGCCGCCCCAAATAAATCAAACAGTTCTTTTTCTCCTTCTAAATCAATAGTCCAGTTTAAATTCTTTTTACCTAACTTAATAGATAAATGTATATTGTCATCTTCTCTGTTATAGATTTTAAACTTACCATTACGATATTCATTAGGGGTTTTATATGCTTTTAACATAGCAAATTTATCTGAAAACCCTTCCCCAAACTGACATTCTTCATATTCATCAAGAATCTGTCTTGTATTAGAATCACGGCGTTCTTCAAACAATTTATATAAATGCTCAACTACTTCTTCACAAGGCATTTCTAACCAACCTTCTTCCATGTCTTTCAATTCTTGTTCTAATGTTGGGGCAAACCTATGAGAGTCAGGCGAATCACCGCTATTAACATAGTTTTCATAACTACCATACCCTTCAACCACTATCTCATAACTCCTTCGAATTATAGATATATAACTTAATTTAAGGTTAGAACAGCATTCCCCTTCCATATTAGCATCGACATCAGTAGTTACTTCTTCTCCTAATTCTTTTATTTCTTGAAGAAGTCTTTGGTTTTTGAATAAAAAAGATTTCTTAATCTCTTCTGCTTCTGCTAATATAATAGAAGGGTCAGCATGTAATTTATTACCTAACATTGAAATGTGTTCTCTTTCTTGCGCCCATGCACCTAATTTCTTTTCTTTGCTCTCTAGAACATCTTCATAAACACTAGGCATATTTCGTTTTAGATGTTCATGGACTTCTTTAGGTGACTTATCTCCTTTTTCTTGCAAGAAATTAACAATAGCAACAGTTAATTCACCCTGCTTAGTTTTCATAATTTCCTCTGCTTGAGCCTTCCACATATCTATATCTCTTAAAGCATTTTTAGACATTAAGTTATTCTCTTCAAAGCCATAGATAACAAAACCACTTGTATCATATTTAATGATAGCAGTAGTTTCACCATGAATATAATCAGTAATCTTTACTCCTTTTGTGAACGCTTCAACATTATAATTTAAAGACTTCTTAGTATCTTGTGATAGTAACTCAAGCGTAACTAATTTATCAGGATATTCCACTTCAGGAACTTCAATTACTTTAGCAGAGAATAAACTATATCCTTCTCCTTTCTTCTTTACTTCATCTACCTTGACTCTAATAATATCACCAACATCAACCGCTACTTTAGTATTTAGTGCTTTACCGACATTAAGATACTTTCTGTCATCAATTTCTTGACCTTCCATATCTTCAGGAATTGGCCCAACACCAACAGTATAAGAGTAAAGATTACTTTTTGTCTTTTTCTTATCTAAAACAATAACATCTAAATCAACAAATTTTTTCATCTTAATCCATTTAGGATTCTTTTTAGTACCTACATAATAAGTTGAAGTAGAGTCTTTAATGACTACTCCTTCAGATGTAGGTAATTCCATTATTTCTTTAGAATATTCCTTTAAATCATTAAGGCTATCTGCTTGCCTAGTATCTTTCTTAGAAGGGAAGTTAAGGTATTCTGAAGACTTAGCAGCATAGTTATTAAATAATATCGTCATTCTATTACTTAGTTCTTCATCTAATAGGGTCTGCGACTCATGTCGCATAATATCAAATACATGACATTTGAGTTTCGCTTTCTTATATTTATTTTTAAACACATGAGCAATAGTATCAGCCCTATGAAGAGGTTCTTCCCCATCAAATAGAACTAACTCCGCATCAAAAATACAGTCACCGTATTCTTTTTTCTTTAATTCTTTTACTATCTCATCACATTTATTAGTGATGTCCTTTGCATTATAAGAATAAATAGTAATTGCATCATCTATTTTATGCAATTGTATTCTCATGCCATCATACTTTTCTTGAATGTACCACTCGCCACTAAATCCTTTTAATTCGTTAATATCATCTATTTCAAATATACGATACATTGGCTTATTAGGTATTATAAATCCATCAATTGATTTTTCTTCTTTTGATTTCTTTTCAGCCTTTTTCATATTAATATCTTTAAGGTCGCCCCATTCTTTTTCTTCATGCTGAGAAAAGAAAATTAACTCTAACATGTCCATAGCAGCCTTTACTTTCTTTTCGACCCTCTTTGAGTCTTTTCCATCACCGTAATGTTCTATAATATACAAGGGTATGTCATCCACTTCTAGGTCAAGTCCAACAAGACCCCTAGTAATTGTGTCGGGCTGCATGTCTTTAATGGCTAAAATATCATCAGATAGAGATTTATTATCTTCCCTCATAGCATAATGAACAAATTTAAGCATGCTTTCAGGATTACTTAGCAATTCTTCAAGAACATTACCTTTGAACATTTCAGCAAAAGGGTCAGAAATTATTTTAGAATTATACCTAACAAGTTTAATTTTTTCGTATAGATTTCTTGCTTTAGATGAAGAAGGGTCTTTTACTTCTTTATCAGTGATTTCATCTTCATCTATAAAATTCTTTAATTCTTTACCTGCCGCATCTAATTCTTCATACGACTCTTCTATCATTTCAACAACTTTACGCCATCTACCTGAATAGGCATCAGAATCATGTATAGCAGATAAATAGGCTACTCTTGTCTTTTCAAAAAGACGCATCAACTCCGTAGAGGGCTGCTTGTCTTTTTCAATAGAGCCAAGTTTCAATAACACCACCCCAATTAGCGGCGTTGATTTTGACTTCCAAGTAAAGGTTGTGCTTGCTTAGGAGGGAATGGGCCTAATTTCTGTTGTAGTGAAGTTAATTTCCTTAACATAATACCAAATCTCTTTTCAAAATCTTCTTGGTTCATTTGTCCGCTTCTAAGACGCATTTCTAACCTATCTAAATCTTTGCGAGTATCGGCTAAATTAGCCGCCGCCATTTCTGCTCTTTCTCTATTAAGAACAGGATTGTCAAGCATTTCATCATATTCCTTTAGAATAGACTTTATGATTACTATGCCTTTTTTAAAGGTAGTCATGTCTCCGCCTGTGGCTTCTTGACCTAACCCAAATCCGGTATGCTTTCCTGCATACTTCTTTTTAGTATAGTTTTCAGCCTTTGGTCTTTTTAGTTTATATACTTCTGATTTATCCTCTTTAGGACTTCTGTTATTATCATATAATGAACAATGAAGTATTTCTTTCATTTCTCTTGCTTTAGCAATTACTAGGCTAACTATTCTTTCTTCTTTAGTGACTCTTTGTGGCATTTTAATTTCCTCCTGCTCTTTCTACCATTTTATGTATGTCTGACCATTCCATATCGGCTACATTTTCTGTTGTTGTAGTAGAACCGACTAAACTAGGAGTAGGGGTATTTGCTACCACATATCCCGATTTCATGAGTAAATTTTCTTTATTATAAACTGCTTTTTCAAGACTTTCAACTTTATCACTTAATGCTTTGATAATAGTAAGAAGTTCTTCATTGATTGATTTTTCTTCTGTCATTTAGATTCCTCCTTAATTATATTCACTTGCTAAAACTTTATTAGGGGCATAAACATTGACTTTCTTCTTATTATTAGGATTTATTACATAACCTACTACTGCTTTAGCCTCGCCTCTTTTTTCTTCATCGCCTGATATAATTTCAAATCTTTTAGTCCACATTGGAACAGATTCTCCACTTTCCATCTTCCTTCGCAGTTTATTTTGTTTTCCTTGAAATGCTAGAGTTCCGGGAGTATCTTCTCCTCTATCTTCTTTTAATATATTTTTCCATGTCATTTCTAATCTCTCCGTTTTCCTTTAGGATAAATCAAATCTCGCAATTGACGATAAAGTAGTTCGTACTCCTTACGAAGTTTCGTAGCAGTAGCCACTATATCAACATTCCTTTCATCCATTGATTTCATTTTCTTATTTAGTTTCTTGTCTGCTTTCATAAGGTCTAATGCCTTAAGCACAGTAATTAAATCGCCTAATTTAGTAAAGTCCTGTCCAAAAAATTCAGTAGGTTCAGCAGATTGTAAAGTCTTTTTTAATCTCTTTCTGGCTTTAGCATCCATTGAATCTAGAATCTCTTTAGGGGATTCTTTCTTTTCTTCTTTGAGAATAAAATTCTCACCATCGCCGTAAAAGTCCCATGTCATTATTAATCCTCTCCGTAATCTCCGTAATCATAGTCACCCATAGTATCGCCTCTAGGTAATTTAGGTTGAGAAATGTTTCTGTTCTTCATTTCTTCCACTCTCTCTTTATTGTCTTCTTCCCAAGCCTTATCTGATTCAGTGTAGTCTTTGTCTTTCTCTTTGGAAAATACCTGCAATAGACCATCTAACTCATTCATGATATTATCTATTTGTTCAACATTTTGAGTAAACTTAGACTTTAGTTTTTCCAAACTTTCAATATCTGTTACTCCAATGTCACTAACTCCTTCAAAACTTATACCGCTTGAGTTTATGGTAAGCGTTTTATTATCTTCCAATCCCCACTCAGCAAAAGCCCTCTCTATAATATCATCTGCTTCAGCAGTTTTCTTACTTATTTTTTTGGCATACCTTTTAAGATTAATAATATGAACTGGTAATCTAGCAAAAATTTCTTTTAATTCTCCCGAAATATCTCTTCCAGTATCTTCAGTAAATACCTCAACTTGTCTGATTGCTTTAGATACCCTAGTTATGTGTCTTGAAACGCTTTCTTGACTTTC